TACTTGTAGTTCTTCTCGCCAGTGCCATAACCAACTCTTATCACTGGTCTGTCATAATCTGGATTGTTTTCAGTTTTAATATCTACACGAAAAGATAAACGTTCGCCTTTTTTTACCTTGAGACCCCAAGCATTGATGAAACTGGAAAGTTTGTTGTTGCTTGATGTTAATTTCAGAATGTTTGATGTAGGCTTATCAGAGGCTGGTGTTTGTATCTGATAAGTTCCTTCTGGATCAGATACATTCGACCAATTTTCCATGTTATTAAGAAAGTTAGGATTGATTATCAAATTTCTCGGACGATTCATACCGAGATATATCTTGCCATCCCCTTCTGTATCAGCATTTGGCTTGTATGTTTCAAATACTTCTTTATAAAAAGGAGTTATAAAATCAAGCGTAAGCTCTCCGATTAACATTCCATCTAAGTTAACATCTGGTTTGCTTAATTTAGACAATACACAATCTCTTGTATATTCGTCTATTGCATCGTTTTTATATTTTATCTTATAAGGCGTATGTTTCAAGAATTTAACAAATTCATTGAAAGAATCGTATTCTGTTTTTTCTTCTAGTCCATAATACATATCTAACTTCAAAGATTGCTGTTTTAAATTCGTTTCTTTGATTATTGTATTAGAACCAACTTGAAAAGAATCGTTCTCAAATTCAATGCCAATATCGTCAGGATTCGTTCCGAAAATCCATCTTTCGTTAACTAAATCTATACAATCATTAAGACTATTAAATATTTTAAGTTGCCTTATCAAATGGTTGACCCCCTTACTATTCTTTTTTCAACTACTTTTGCTATATGTATAGAATCTAGGTAAGTGTTATTATCTTTATCAAGTAAATCACTAATTAATTCTATTATCTTATCAATTTTTGAATCAACATTAGTAGTAATTGTTTCTGTTTTTGTGCTAGAAATATTTTTATAATCAGTAAGCGAACGCAAGTTGCTGATAAGTGTTGAGTTGCTAGGTATACCTACACCATTTGCATACTTAGGGATTCCTGCTAGTTGCATGATAGATTTTGTCCTTGACGCTCTATATACCTTTGTTCCTATTGGCGCATCTGGTATGAATACGTTACGTCCGATTGGAATGAATGGCTCTCTATTAGGAAATTTGACAATCTCTTTGTATAGACTACCTTTTTGGTCGTTTACAACCATATGTCCGCCTGGGTGGTAGTTTGTACCAGTTGCATCCCATGCTATTCTTTCGCCACCACCTACTCGTTCAAGACCAATAGAAACTCCCCTATATTTTGGCAATCTTTCTAAGTCTTGCAATGCACTGTTAACGCCTGTTCCTACATTATTGCTGGCGTCTAAATATACTGTTTTCCCGTTTAAAGTCACTATTTTAGCGTTTGCTGCGTCAACTGGTCCGCCAACTCTATTATTTGCATCTAAATTTTTAGCTGGTGGATTGTTGTTAGCCCAATTTTGAAGCTCTGCCGTTGCCCCTTCTTTGCTTGATAAGAAATTCTGATTGTTACCTAATAGCTTTTTAGCTTCTTCTGGCATACGGTTCCAAATATCAAGATTTTCTTTTGAACTAAAGATTGCAGTCAGGACATTTGAGTTATCTCCAAGAAGTTTTTTGATTGAATCTGGTGTGTTTTGCCAAACATCTAACGCTGCTTTTGCTTCCATATCATTTTGAATAAAGCTAGTATTATCCCCAATTATTTTTTTAACTGGGTCTGGTATTTCTTTCCATTTATTCAAGTTTTCTTCTGAACTTGATAATACGTTATACAGTTTTCCGCTATCAGCTAAAAGTTCTTTCTTTTCAACTGGTAAATCTCTCCATTCATTCAATGATTGCTCTGACGATAGGACATTTTTTAAAAGACTATCGTTTTTAGCTAAAAGTTCTTTTTCATCAGGCTGTAGCGCATTCCATTTAGCGACTCCACCTTCTGTGTCTATGATAGCTCCGATTGCGCTTCTGTTTTCAATACTAATTTCTTTAGATAAGACTTGGTAATCGTTCCATTTTTGAACATCTGAATGTGCGTCGTAAAACTTGACTTTAGCTTCATCGCCGTTTACTTGTAGTAACTTTTCTTCTGGAGTCAGATTTTGCCAATTTTTTGAAATAAACAAAGTGTCTAAAAACTCAACTCTAGCTTCATCGCCATTTACAAGTAGTTTCTTCTCATCAAGCGTAAGGTCTTTCCACTTATCTGTTTCAAGCAATGATTGAATTAAATCTTCTTTGCCTTCTACTGTTACTTTACCTGTTTTAGGGTCCAGCTTCACGCTATCCCAATCTCTGCCCATTGTTTTTAGGATATTTCCGAGATTTTCAGCTTCTTTTGAAGAATTTTCTGAGCTATTTTTTACAAGTGCAGCTACTTCTTCTGTAGTCCAACCATATTTTTCCCATGCACCAGACATATTTTCTAAGCTAAAACCTTGTGCTAAAGTCAATCTAGCAAGACCAAGTATCATGGTTTCTGTGTTCTTATGATTAGTGTTATCAAGAGTTGCTAGTTCACGTTTATAACTTTCAGTTCCTTCTCCCCAAACACCTTTCAAATATTCCTTTTGTTTGTCGTAGAAAGTCTTTTCCTTATCAAGTCCTTTCATCACATTTTCTGATCTATCTTGCAACTGTTTATCTGATAATTTATTTAAGTCATTTTGATAAGCGGTTTCTATCGCAATACGTTGGTCTTTATTGAATCCAGCTGCTTTAAGTTGTTCATCAGATAATTGGCGATAATTTTCAGCAATATAGTTCTTTTCTTCGGTTGAAAGGTTACGATTATTTTGACTTGCATCAGCCATAATTTTATTGATATTACTGACTGTTACTTTTGCACTATCAACTGTTTTTTGGTCTAATTTAGTCTTGTAATCTGCGTATTCTTCTGCTCTTTTTCTTGCTTCTTGGTCGTCAATTTTTTCAGCGCTATTCTTGCGACGTTCATCTTCTTTATCTATTGTTTTTTGGATTGAATCCACAATATCGTTGTTTGCTTTAACTGCATCTTTAGCTGCAGTTTTTACGCCATCAGTATAAGCAGCAACATCAGCTTTCGCTTTATTACCAAGTTCATAAGACTTTGTTATAACTTTATCTTGTTCTTTGGTAACTTCTGTTCCCCATTTAGCACCAGCCAATTGATGCTCTTCGTATGCTTTAGTGCCTTTATATGCAGCAAAAGCTACTGCTCCTAAAACTGCTACTGCCACTGTTGCCGGGATAGCAACTGATCCTAACCCAGCGACCATAGCACCAAGTCCAGATGTTGCTGCTGCGCTTCCTGCAACTACTCCTTCTCCTGCTGTAACGGCAGCAACTCCAGCGCCTGCAATGCCAGTTCCGGCAGTAACTGCTGCCGTACCAACGCTACTTAGTCCAGTAGCAGCCATTGTCATTGCTTTTTTCTCAGCAGCTGCTACTAAGAAATCTTTTAAACTTTTAGCTAACAATCCTGTATTTTTTGCAGTTGTGCCAATAGGTGTTGCTAAACCGCCTATTATTTTAAGGAATGGTCCAGCAGCCATTGCTCCTAATAATAAATTTATACGGAATTGTTGTTGCTCTTTGTCTAATGCACTGAAATTTTTTGCCATCTCTCCTAAAAATTTCAAAGCTGGTTTTGATGCATCAAGACCATCACGTAAGGCATCTACTAATGGACCACCAAACTCAATAGCTACATCAGTCAACTGATTTTTAAGCATTTTAAGTTTTGATTCAGTAGTTTCGTATCTCCTGCCTGCTTCTTTTGTAAGTGCTGTATTTGAGTCCCATGCTTTATTAGACATATCTACTGCGCTACTAACTTTGTCAGCAGAAAGTGCTAAGGATTTAAGCATATTAGATTGGCGTATACCTTTAAGACCCATTTCATCGAGTACTAAAGTAGCGCTTTCTCCTTTGGCGTCTAGTTCTCCTAAACCTTTAAGGAATGCTTGCAATGCTTCTACTGGTTTATTTTTCCAAGTTAAGGCAAATTGTTCGCTACTCATTCCAGAAACTTGCGCAAATTTACTAAGTGATTCAGATGCTTTACCAGCATCGTTATACATTTTCCTTAATTCTGTATTGCTCAATCCCATTTGAGCTGATACGTTTTTAAGCTCATTCCCGCCTTTAGATACTGCTGAAGATACATCGTTGAACGTCAGACCAACTGACTGCGCCCTCTTGTCTATTTCGCCAAAAGCTGTTGACCCTTTAGACGCTGCCATCTCAATAGCTGTAAGAGTTTGAGTCATGGCTGTACCACCAGCCTCAGCTTTGATACCAACTGAACTCATTGCTGTTGAAAGTCCTAGCATTTCTTGGTTTGATAAATGTGCTAGTTTACCAGCCGCGGCAAGCCTATTATCCATTTGAATAATATCTTTTTCTGTTGTCGCAAAGTTATTACCAAGCGCTGTTACCGAGCTACCAAATCTTTGGTATTCATCAGACTGCAACCCTGTAATGTTAGCTATTTTAGCTATTGCCACAGCGGCTTCATCGGCGCTCATATTAGTTGAAACGCCTAAGTCTATCATGGTTCTACTAAAAGAAAGTAAGTCGCCCGTTTTAATACCTAATTGACCAGCAGCCTCTACAACACCAGCTATCTCATTTGCGCTTGAAGGTAACTCTTTAGCCATATTTCTTATGCCGTTAGATAAGTCATTATATGATATAGTAACCCTACCATTGGCATCAACTTGCTCATTTACGGTCTTTTTAACACCAGCAAATGCACTCTCATAGTCTATTGATGATTTAATTGCAGCTGCTCCAATAGCCAATAAAGGTATTGATACAGTTCTTGTTAACACATCTCCTGCTGGTGACAATGCACGTCCTAAGTGCATTAAGTTATCACCAGCTTTTATAGACCTATCACTAAATCGACCTAAAGCACCACTAATACCTTCTATTTCAGCTTTACTTCTAGCCGTTTGACCAGCAAGTGCAATCATTTTGTTGTTGTACTTATCAACCTCTGTAGGTATGAGGCTTAATTGTTGTTTGTAATTTGCTAGTCTACTATTTGCGTCCTGTAATTGGACTGCAAGTCTTTTAGTACTATCTGTCGCTTTGCCATCTACAAACGATTCATCATAAGCCTTTTTAGTATCTTTAACTAATGCTGTTTGGGCTTGAATAATATTAGATAAACCTTCGTGTCTCTCTGATAGCTTGCCTAATGTACTTCCTGATAGTTCTGCTATCCTAGCATTTGCTTGCATCTCTTTTGACAAATAAGATATTTTCTTTTTTGTATTTTCAACGCCTTTTCCAAACTCCAAGTCATTAAGTTCTATCTTAACAACCATATTACCTAGCGGTGTTGCTGCTGCCATCAATTACCTCCTTTCACTAAATCACTGAGTGGTTTTACAACTTTATTCTTTTTAGGTTTTTTGTTAGTGAATATAAACTCGTATAGATATTTAACGTCTGTATTGAGTATATCGTTTATTGTCCAGTTTGGGTTAGCCGATAAAATAGACCTAACAACATTCATTTGAAGATTATGGTGTTCTTCTGAGGTTATTGGTTTTCCAATTCCTTTGGGAGTTCACCGTTCTCATTTTCTTTTGGACGTTCATAATTCAAAACTCTAAATTGGATAATTTCCATAATTTTATTTGAACTTCCAGCGTCAAGTCCATCAATCAACAAATCATATGTTAAATCATCGTCATCAAATAGACTAACTACAAATTCAATTTGGAATTTTTTAAGTTCTAAAAAGTCTGACATACCGATAGTTGCTTCTTTTTCTGTATATTCTAACGCTTTTCTATATGGTACAAAGTCTTGTGTGAATGTTTTCTTTTTACCATTTACCATTAAATCTAAACGAATTTCTTCCATGTTTTTTGCTCTCCTTTTGTTTTAAATGTTTCAATAAAAAAGATTAGCTTTTGATAGCTAATCTTCCAAACCTTATCCGGTGACTGGACCACCGAGTACTGTTGTTTTCAGAAGGTCAACCGCTGTTGTTCCGCTTGCACGCAATACTTTGTATGTTTTTGCTTCTGCTCCAAATTTAATGCTACGTGAGATTGAAGTATATACATACTCACCAGGTTCTGGTGTAAAATCATCATCATTTTTAGTGTCAAACTTATAGCCATCTCGTGTGAAAGTTCCAGCTACTAAAGCAAATGCTACTGGCTCTCCATACAAATCTTCTGACTCAGCGATTGCTGCGACATATGGTGGCTCAGTATCTTCTCCGATACCTTGAATGCCTGCTGCTGCCTCAGCAATCCCTAGGATAGTAGCTTCATCAGTTGTGTTTAAATCAAGCAATCCAAAGTTTGCTGCAACCTCACCAGTCCCTTTACGCGAAAGATAGTATGCAATGTTTGAAGCAAATACTTTAACTGGTGATTTAGATAAACCAGTAAGTTCAAAACTAGATGTACCACCTTTTTTCGGGTCTCCAGAAATTTCAATAATCGGTAATGATGTATCTGGCGTTAAATCTTCTTTTAATTTTCTGATTGAAAGTTTTTCAAATCCGTAATATTCTGACATATAAATGTTCTCCTTTATTTTATGATATTAATTAGTAGTCAATATCATATATTTGTGTGTTTTTTCTGTAACGATGAGCTTCTACAAAACGTTTCGTTTCACTGAAATATTCATCTAGTCCATCCTTTAATTGAACGAAACCAAAGTCTCTCATGATATAGCTTATTTCCCGTGATAGTCGTTTGGTCATTATCCTATCTTGAGATTCAACGCTTAATTGATAGTTAAATTGCTTTGACATCTCTTTATTTGATGCAAAATAGGCATTTGATTGTGGACTAAATACGTCTATAATTATAAACGGCTTAGTCACATCTAAAGTTTCTGGTACTTCATAAAACTTGATGCGTTCAGCTGTTACATTTAAAGAAATAAACTCGTTTAAACATAGCTTGTTATAAATTTCCATCATCATGTCTTTCATTTTGTTAACTCGCTAAGTCCTTCCTTCATTTCTTTAAACACGGTATCTTTAGCTTTATCAGCTCCTCTTTGTACAGCCCCCATACCTCTTGGTCTAACATATTTACCAAACCTTGTATAACCAAACTCGTTAAGATGGACTAAACGCCACCGGTTCATGTCTCCGCGCCATCCAACGTCAATATGCTTTATTCCAAGGCTTGAGTTTTTTACATTAGACTTCACAACTTCATCATAAGTTGCGCCAGTTCTACGATAGTATGCTACAGATTCTTTAACTATTTTAACTACTTCATCACCAGTCGTTCTCAAAGTCTTGTTAACAACCCTATTAACCCTATTTTTACCAAGTTTTGCTTCGATATTTTTGAGTATCTCAGCTTGACCTTGTACTGAGCTTGTCATGATGATGCCCCAAGTATAATTTTGACGAAATCGTTATTTTCTAAATCATATGAAATGTTTATAATATCCCATACTTTATTGGCATACCTATAATCGTCAATCTTTACTTTGTGCTTATTACTAGCAACATAGCTTGTATAAGGGTCTCTAATTTTAATTGTAATACTTTCTTTGTCTCCGTAAGCCCCAAGTATTTCAATGTCTTTTAAAGAAGGGTTGTAAGCTAAGCACGTGCAAGTATATAACTGTCTTTCTTCTACCTCTGACGGGTCAGGGCTAGATGATGGTTTATACTCAAAGAATGTAACTGGTGTTCTGAGGTCTCCTGATACGATTTTTGGACGTTTATAACTTGTTTTAAACAATAGTATCATCAACTCCAATCAGTTCAATAGAAGCGTCTAATATAGCGTTTTGAAAGTTTGCGTTGAAATACTCTAGCGCTTCATTTCTGACGTATCTTGTACGCTCGAAAATCAACTCTTTTCCTAAGCTGAATGTAGCTGGGTCAAAGTCTCCTATAATAGCTATAATAGCCGCTTTTGAGTCTTCTAACTGTTGAATGATGTCATAGTCCTCAGAATCATGAAAGATACGCATACGTGCCTTAAATTCATTCAGAAACGTGTTCATAGATCACCTCACTTACTTTTTTTAGTTTTTTTGGGTTTTTCTGGTTCTACTTCTTCTTTTGCTTCTGTTTCTGACACTACTTCTTCTAAGAATGTATCATTCAAGTTTTCGCAAACCTCTTTGTAGCGCTTATCTGTCATTTCAATTTCCTGACCAATAGCGTAAACTTCTGAAGTTTTAATATCCTTGAAAATTTTCAATACTTTAAATTTAGCCATTTTATCCTCCGATTATATTATCCTACTGGAATAGTCAACGTCCACAATGCACTAGCTTTAATATCTTTAGCGCCACCGAACACAAATTGTTTAGCTGCGTAAAGTTCTAAATCTTCCAAAGCAAGTGTTTGGTCAAATTTATTGATAGCAACTCCACCACCAACATAAGCGTCATATCGTCCAGTTACAAAACTTAGAACAGTTCCTGCTGTCTGAGCTGGAGATTCGATAATATTCAAGTTGAATGGCAATGCTGTAACATATACACCGTTAGCATTAAGCACTGTATATTGAGCCTTAATATCCCAAGCATTTGCTGGATTCACAACGAGGTTAACTTTACCAGCAACTTCTAAAGGTTTGCCATCTTCTTTAACTGAGTGGTATTTAAACACAGCAGACAATTCTTTAACTGTAGTAGCCGAATCAGCAAATGTAAGCGCACCTTGCGCTGTTTTGACCGGATATGTTGTAACGCCGCTTACGGTAGTTCCGCTATTGATGTCACGGTTAAGTCCGATTGGCTTATCGTTACCATCACCAGTTAAGAATGCAAGCTCTAAAGCTACTGAGAACGCTTCTTGAATTTGCAAACGGACAAAACGTTCAATCCATGCTGGGCCATATTCTTCTAAATCTTTAGGCAATACAACGAAAGCAGTCAGTTTGTTCGTGATTTTTTCTTCATCGCTGAAAGCTGCGTCTAGTTGACCTTTAATTTCACCAAATACTTTGCCCCACAATGCAATACCAGATGTCTCAGATTTCAAGAATTTAAGACGCATACCAGCGTTTTTAAGACCAATAGCCGCAAGCAATGGATGTGTTGTTGTGATGTCCTCAAAAATTTCATCAATAGTTTCTTGTGGCAACAAAGTTTCTTCTTTATAGCCAACTTCTTGATTGATAACATTAAAGAATTTACGTTGACCTGCGCTCAATTTGCCATCGGCTGTTGTGCCAATTGCATACGATTCGGCTTCTTTACGTGCTTCTTTTTTAGCCTCAGCCAATACATCTTCTTGCAAACCGTCAATCATAGCGATATACGCTTCGCCTTGCTTTTCTTTATCTTCGCCATTTTTAATTGCTGAAATAAAGTTCGCTTTTGCTTCTTTAAATTTCTGCATTCCTGTTAATTCAATCGTCATATTTTCTCCTTTTTAGTTAGAAAGCAAAATCTTCAAATGATAGTGCGTCTACTTTCTCTTTTTGTTCGTTTTCTTTTTCTTTAAAATCAGAATCAAATTTAAGTTTTTTAAACTCATTGATAACATTGTTCGGGATCATTCCGTTTCCAAAACTCGCAACTAATTGACTTCTG